CCTGTTTGTCCACTTTGTCTTCTAAATATTTTTCCAGGATAGACAGTCATATCTTGGCCCGGAACTAACATTGTTTCATCTACATCGAATACTAAATTACCTGCTAGAGCTAAGTTATCAATAGCCATACGTGCATGACCATTCATAATAGTCTGTGCATCATCCATATTTTCAGGTATGCCTACACCAAAGAATTGATAAGGGTTAATCTCATAAGGACATACCATAAAGGGATTTCTTGCAGGAGTAAATGGATTTAATACTAGTCGTAATATTTGTCCATTAGACACCCAAGCATTAACTTGTACTTCATCTAAGTCATTAGAAATATCTTCAGGCATCTCTATACCTGCTTCTTCTACTAATGCTTTATCTATAGTACCCCAATATTCTAAAACTTCAAATCTATTTTTATTAAACTCTTCTTGATTTTCTCTATCGTAAAGAGCAGTTTCATAGCTTCTTGTTTCGTAGTTAGGCCCACCTGCTAATATTTCTTTAATAGCAGACTTTCTAAAGAATGGTCTGTTAATTAAATCTCTTAACTGTGAACGTGTATAAACATGTCGTTGTATAACATAGTCTGCATCATCAATGGTAATGGCATCAGGGTCAGGATATAAATCCCAACAACTAACTGCTTCTACTCTTGGAACTAACTTTGATTTTGGTTGATATACTCTTTCACCGCTATCATCTAATACCCATTGATGTACTGATTGTTCATAGTTAAAAGGTCCTTTAAGAACACCTGTACCTAATAAACACATTTCAAACAGTACATGTCTCATTACTGATATCGCATGTGTTTCTTCTAATTGGTCATGGATAAGTTTTTCCATGCTTCTTGCGGCCTCTTCTGCAGGTTCTATTTGTGGCATTGTCTTCAAATCAGGAGCAGGTCCTGCTTCAAATCCTGCCTTACCATACTTCTCTGTCAATCCATTAAGGATATCATTAGCAGTAGAACCTGGAGTTATTTCTCTACCATCACCTTCAAAACCATAGATGTCATCCATCCTTTCGTCTTGTTTCATATTTTCAGGTTTTAGATGTGCGTATTTTTCTACACCTGTTGGGTCTGTTGTAGGAAATATACCAATAGGAAATTTACCCTGTGAGAATAAAACTTCTATTAGTTGTCCGTATGCAGCAAGAACTTTGGTCTTTGTTACTTTAACAAATACCTTAGATTTTTCTGAATCTCTAAAAGCCATATCAGAACCATAGATTCCTCTATAGTTCCTATAACTTCTTAACCATCTCTTTTCGTCATAAAGACGAGCTTGTTCTGAATTTTTTAAACGAGATTCAATTAGACTACCTAAATTATCAAAGGCAGTATCTCTTTCTTCTGATAAAGATTTTACTTCATCAGATTCAGAGTTCAAGCCACTCGTAAATGAATGTGGCATTATTTACCTCTTAATAATCTTTCTCGTCAGCCATTGAGAATACTTTTGCATCTACGCCAGACTTTGACTTACCTTTTGGGTAAGAAACATCATACTGACCAGCATCGTATCCATCAGGAAGAGCAGCATCTTTTTTTACTACGTTCTTATCTGCAGTCTTTGGTGATTTAGCATCACTGCCATAACCAACATTATCTTCAGGTAAGTCTCCCATTTTATATGTTTTCATGATTGCCATTTTATTTTTCTCCTTTTAATTGTTTCTGTATGTAAGGTAGTAACCAAGGGTTATCTACACATACAGTTGTTAGTCCATTCGCAAGAGTATTGCAAATTCTTTCTTCGTCTTTGTCGTCAATCTCTATTCCCCACTGATATACTATAGCATGAAATATTTCATGTATTAAAGTATTAGCATGAGATATACTATCTTCACTTGATGACAAAGCTATCATTCCATCTGATGCAAGAAACTGTCCATTTATTTCATTACACTTTGATACGATGGAATCTAAATTTTTAATCTTATAATTCCTATAGCCTATTTTAATATCTTTCATTAGTATCCAAAAACTTTATCTGCAGGTTTAAAGTCTACAGTTTGTCCTACACGATAGTTACTTGTTCTTGTTGCAGGATGTACAGGCCTACTCATACAACCATAACGTAATGCATCATAAGCGTGGTCTTCAGCGTGAGTATCAACATCTTCAGGATTATTTTTATCTACGGGTAACATAGGTAATGTTCTAATTAAGTTTGTACAATTATCAAAAAAGAACATTGTAGGATATCCTGTTGTCTCATCAGGCCGTAATCTTTTATGCAATTCTAGTTTACCTGCGACACGACTTTTAGGACTTCTATCAGAAGGTCTCCAACGACATCCTTCTTGAATCATTGTCTCAGCAATACTTGGTCCTATATCACCTCGTCTTGCCCATGTAGAACTATCAAGAACTCCGTATCTTATATTCTCGCCTTGCTCTGCTTCTAAAACTTTTCTAGCAAATATATCTGCTGTAATCTTTTGTGTATATAATTCTCTATAAACAAATATGTTATTATCAAAATCTATTGCAAACCATAAACAACAAGCAGGTGAACTATATCCCCAGTCTGCCGCTCTAAATCTCATCCAGTTTCTAGGGATGTCAAAAGGTTTAACAACATGAAGTTCTTTATTAAATTCAGGAAACGATGAATCTTCAAATGCTTCCCAGTTACCTTCTAAGAATTGTTTTCTTTGAACTTCAGGTAATGATGCTAACATTGCGTAGTAGTCATCTGTCTGCATCAAGTAAGGATTGTCTTGTAACTTTGCAGGTATATATTTTCTTGTAATCTTTTTTACACCTACAGGAGTTTTAATTTCTATTTCAAACTTTGTGTTAGGTATTGCAGGGTCAACAAACATTTCTTTTACCCACATCGAACCTACATTTCCAGGATTGCCTGTCGCTCTCATATAGACAGGAATGTCAGGGTCTACACTTCTAAGTGATGAACGTAAGAAATTATAAATATCTTCATTAGGATATTGAGGTAATTCATCTATACCAATCCAAGTGTATGATTGTCCTTGATATCGTAAAACGTCTGTTAAGTTCTCAGCGTAACCAAATTCTATTCTAGCACCTGAAGGAAACTTCCATTCTTTTTCTTGCTCTCTCCATTTAGCACCGGGGTATGCTTTTGAATATAACTGTTGAGAGTGATTAATTAAATCTCTAAGTTCAGGCATTGTTCTACGAATAAGCAATGCTCTGTGTTTTTGTTTGTGGCAAAATCGTAAAGGGTCAACCAACATTGCGTAGGATTTACCACCACCTCTTGCTCCACCATAAAATACTTCTCTTTCACTTGCGGCTAGAAATTGTGTTTGTGGACCATCGTTAGGCTCAAAGATAACTTCTTTATCTTTTAATGCAGCTTTGATATTCGGTGAAGCCTCGTCAATCTTATCTTCTTCAATGATTTGCTTCTTGCCATCAAATACTTGGTCAAGTTCTTTAAGTTTGTTTTTGGTAGCCCAAAAGTTTTTCTGTGCCTTTTCGAGTTCTTTCTTCTTTTCACGAAGCATGTCTGAGGCAGACTTTCTAGCTTTCTTCTCTTTGACTGTAAGAGGAGTGCTAAGGCTAGTTCTTCTTTTTCTACCAAGACTTTTAGGTTTAGGTTCGTCTACCACCCTTTGTGTATAATCCTTTTTAAAACTTCTCGTAATCCCATACCTGTAATTTTTCTACCCGTATGATGTGATAACCATTCAGCAGTTTCTTTATACGTACAATTATTTTCTATAAAGTTTTTTGCTTTATTTATTAATTCCATATGTTCAGGTATCTGTACTAAAACTCTATCGTCTTCTTCTGAAACTTTATACCCTAAAGGAATAACTCTACCTACTCTTTTTCTTGTGATAGGTTTTTCTTCATCCATTATCTTTGGGTGGTAAGATGAAGATTCCGTGTGCGACTTTTGCATTGATATCTACCTTTTCTCTTTTTGCTAGTCCTACTCTATCTAAGATTTGTTTGGCCGCTTCCATTCTAATTGATGCCCCAGGTGTTGAGCCATCTTCTTGTAAAGCGTTAACCATACCCATACTTGCTCTAGGGGCAAAGGCTGCTAGAAGTTTTTCTGCTCTATCAATAATCTCATCCTTTAAACTTTTTAAAGGTGTGTGATAGTCTGCATATCCTGCAATCTCACCTGCTAGTTTAGGGTCTCCTTGTGCTTCACCAAATAAAGCTTCCAAGAAAGTTTGTTGCTTATCTGTTAGTGCAACATCCTTTGTATCATTTTCAGGAACTAACATTTCTAATTTTTTGTAATTTCTTTTCTCTTTTTTCTTGAACCCATTCAGGAGATTTTCTAATCCCTACAGATTCTTCTGCTTGAGCTTCTTTCATACCTTTCCTAGCACTATCTAGTATTTGGTCTCTGCCCTTATGTTCACCTTGAGCAATAAAGGAAAGGTTGGGTGCAGTTATCACCATCTCAATATTTTTATTTCTTAGTGGCTTGGTTCTATCCTGTAAGGGTAGATACTCATCCCAAACCTTTCCAGTTTTTTTATTCCTAAAAGAATAAATTGGCATCTATTTTATTTTCACTTTTTGTGGTTTCTTATCTTCTGGAATATTTTTTTCCAGTATTATTGATAGAATACCATTTTCCATTGTCGCTGATTCACATTCCGTAAACTCTGCGAGTGTAAAAGATTTAGAAAACTTTCTAGAAGATATTCCTTTGTAAACATATTCATTATCTTCTGTTTTTAGTTCTCCGTTAATATTCATTATATTATCCTTGACTTCAATCTCAATGTCGTCTTTACTGAATCCTGCTAATGCTAATTCAATACTCCATTTATTATCATCAAGTTTCTTAATATTATAATGTGGATATCCTTTAACATCTGTTCCTGTAATAGAATCTAATGTGTTAAAGAATGAATCAAACCCTATTGTATAGGGCATATACTTATCTAGTGTAAAAGTCATTTATACCTCCTTGCTTTAAGCTAGATATACTATCTTACTGTGTAAGATTTCGATGACCCGTAAGGCATCATCAAACTTTTGAAACTTTTTTCTTTGGAGTCTGCTTGACTTCCATATTTTTTAATCTTCCTGATTCAATACTGGCATAAAAGAAATTCTTTCCTCTAGCTGTTCCGTATCGCTTTTGAAAATCTGTTAATGTCTTTTTACCTCTTCCTGTTAAAGGCATTTTTACTCCTTATCTATTAGGGTCATAGTATTCTTCCACAGATATAGTTACATCTAAATCCATTCCTGCTTCTATATAGGCTAAGATTTTATCCCCTTCATGCAAATTTAAACTTCCAAAACTACTAAGACTTAAAAGACTATGACCATCCATAGCTACCCCTTTTGCTAAGTAATGATAGCTATTGTCATCACTATGATAAAATTGAACATAGGCTTTCTTTGTAGAATTTGTTCCATTGCTCAATAATAAATATCGAGTAATAGAACTGAAGTTATCGGGTACAGTGTATACAACATCAGCACTACCGTCAGCACTAGTAGAAGTAACTGTAACTGATTCTGTAAAAAATTTACTACTACTAAGGTCAGGCATTAAAGATACTTACTAGGATATCCCCTTTTTAATTTTTTGACTTTTGGGAGGAGATTTTTTACTACCGCTTGGACCTGCCCATAAAACTTTGTTTGCCCAGTAAGCAGCACTTGTTTTACCTTTTTTAATATTAGCACCATGCCTTGCTTTAAATGATTTCCTAGCTTCTGCAGAATAGTTATGACCCATAGAAGAGTCACCGAAGCGAATAAGTCTGGGCTTCCCGTTCTCGAGTATACCGACTTTACCTTTCTTACCACCTTCTGTAGTCCTAACGGGATTGTTAAAACTTTTGAGATTATGTTTTGATAAAAAATTCTTTTTCTTTTCTGCATCAGAGAGAGCCATTACTTTTTCTTTTTAGCAGGTTTCTTTGGTTTCATTTTACCTACAGCTACCATGACTACAGTTTTGCTGTTAGGCTTCTTTCCTTTTTTTGGTTTACTTCCGTACATTACATATTCTCCTTATAGGATGTTACACCCATAAACTTCTTATCTGTTGGCTTTCTAAGACCTTGTACCTTTTTCATGATTTCAGGTTTCTTTACAGCCTTTGCTTTTTTATCTTTATTCATTGAAGTTTGAATAGCCATACCTCTATTCTTCTCATAACTTGAGAGTTTGTTATCTTTATTCAAATCTGCTTTTTGTTTATTTAATTCCATAACGCACCTGCAATCACTAATACGACTACAGCACAAATGAATATCTTAGCGTTCTTGCTAAGGCCGTTCCATTTTTCTAATAGTTTCTCTTTCATTATACCCTCCTGTACTTTCGTACCTTTTGTGCAACACTCTTAGGTTGCTTTACAAACTGTTTACCTTCCTTTGTTCCTTTACGCTTTGCTTTTGTTGTTGATGCGTATTCTTGTGGACTGAGACTTTTGATGGCTTTCTCTGGTAGATACCTCTCTCCTGTCTTGGAAGAAGGCTTTCCAGACTTTGTTCGCCACTTCTGTTTTGTCCAAGCCTTCAGGCTCTTTTGACTTTTTGCTAATGCCATTACTTTCCTTGTCCACGATATTTTTTATAGCTACGTCTCTTGTGTTTATTCATTGATGACATCTTTGTCTTACCATTACCTATGCTTGTTCTCTTAGGTATATGGATTAATACAGAACTATTGCTGTATGTACTACTTTTTGCCATCTATTGTTATTTTAATTTTGGGAATCTTTTTAATAAAATCTCTTCTTAGTCTAATGTTCAGCATTTTATTCAAACATTTCTTGTTATAGAAGTTTTGTAGCTGATACATGAGTTCCATTAGTTTAGCATCGGACTTATTGTGGCTAATAAACAGGATATCTTTGTGGGATATCTTTAAATCTGTAGTATTAGAGCCAAAATAATTATCAAAATGTACACCAGATTTGGATGTAACACCGATATAGAACTCACCTGTTTCATAATGTGTTTTATAAACTTTGTAAAGGGGCTTCTTTGGCAAATAGTTTGTTTATTTATAACCACCACCAGCTTTCTTATACGAAGATGCTAGTAGTTGGGCCTTTCTGGCAGACCACTGCCCAGGTTTTCCACCCTTTGAACCTGATTTAATTCTGTTAAACAAATTCTTTCTCATTGTAGGCTTGGTATAGTTACCTGCCTTGTTAACTGTTGATTTAGATTTTGTTGATTTCATTGTTTTTATGTATAGAGGCTCTTCATCGTAACGCCCTTGCTCTATATTATTCAATAATGTGTGTGACTTCTTGATTTTTAGAGCCTTATATTATATAAATATAATGTTGTATGCTACTTTGTCAAGTACTTTTTTAATTTTTTTTATT